ACAACCCTATATGACTTAAAGGGTTACAATATCTATCGTGCGACTACTAATTCACAACCCGCAAGCCCCATCGCTTTCTCTGGTTCTGACAAATATGTTGACGGTGGATTGGGCGTAAACACTCAATATTACTATTGGGTAACTGCATTAGATTTCACTGGCAATGAGAGTACAGCCGTAGCATCAGGATCAGTAACAACTGATGCACAGGCCTCTGGTGTTGATACAGATACACGCATTTACTCAGGGCGCATATTCTATCAAACATTACAAGCATCAGCCCCCACAGCACCGACAACATCAAACTTTACATTCAATGTAAGTTCAGAGGTATTTACTACGTTAGAAACAGGATGGAGCCATAGCCAAACATCTGTAGCCAATTCTTCATTAGAAGTTAAAGAATGGTCTGTTCCTTATTCTGTTGTTGTAGATGCTGATGATAATGTTGACAGTATATCATTTGGGACTGTATCAGGTGCGTTTCAAATTACTGATACGATCGAGAGTGATAACTTTAGTACTGGCAGTGCGGGCTGGCAGCTTAACGCAGATGGTACTGCGGAATTTGGCGCGGCTGTTATTCGTGATACCTTAGCAGTAGGCCAAATACCAAACCTATCATCTGGGAAAATAACAGATTTGGGATCGTTGGCTACACTTAACACTGTCAATGCATCTACTCAAGTTACTGGTTTATCTAATGTAGCTACCTCTGGTTTAGCTTCTGATGTTTCAGGGCTTGGAACACTGGCTACTCAAAATTCCGTTAGTGCTTCTACAGAAGTTACTGGTCTAGCTACTGTAGCTACTTCTGGCTCTGCTAACGATGTTTCAGGGCTTGGGACATTAGCTACACAGAATAGCGTCGACTATAATACTGAAGTTACCAACACTCCTGACCTTTCAAGTTACGCTACAACGTCTCAGCTTAACTCTAAGAATAAGATTTTCTATCAATCATATACACCGAGCGGGGCTAACTCTGGTGACTTATGGTTTAACACAAGTACAGGCAAGTATTCTCATTATAATGGGTCAAGTTGGCAGCAAGCATCTATAACAGCGGATAGTATCGTTTCAAGTTATGTTTATGCAGGCAATCTTTATGCTTCTCAGATTACTGCAGGTACTATCTCAGCGGATCGCATACCCACACTATCAACAGCTAAGTATGATATTATGTCAGGAGATAGTTATGGCTCAAGCAAGGGTAGAGACACTTCAGCAATCACGGGAACTGCTGCTACATTAACTTCTACTCCAACAGCAACTTCGAATTGTGTTGTTCTTGTAAATGCAGCGTTAGTTTTTCCCTCAGCAGCTACTGATAGTGGTTATAGTTACACTTTTAGACTATATGTTAACAATGTACAACAAGGCACAGCATATGGTTTTGGTCAGGGAGATGGCGGCTCTGCTACATATACTCTTGTAATGGCCCATGGTTTTACTGCATACGCAAACACCAGTTACACAATTAAAGTAGAATTTACAGAAACCTATGGTAGGGCAAAGGCAATTAGTTGCAGCCAAGGTGCCCTAACTGCAATCTTTACTCAGACATAAGGATTTAAAATGTATACAGAGTTTGATTGGAATATGTTTAGAGAGCTGCGTAACAAAATGTTGCAAAGCTCGGATAGACGGATGCTATGGGACAGCAATTTAACAGATGAAAAGAAACAAGAATGGGCTAACTACAGACAGGCATTAAGAGATTTACCAGCTAACACTACAAACCCCCTTGAACCAAACTGGCCAGAAGCCCCAGAGTAAAACTCTGTATGAGATGATCGACCTAGTAATGCAGTGTCTTGACTACTACTGATTTTTCTAACCCAGTTTGGCCTAGTCAACCAAGCTAAAATCGGTTATGATCCAGTGGCATGTGCTAATTAGGAGAAATTCGTCATGGCAACATTAAATGATCGCGTCTTTGACAACGGCCTTACGGTTCTTGACACAGAAGCAAATCGTATTGATGTGACCTCACAAGAGGCTACAACATACACAGAAGCAACATCAACATATACTTTGGGCAACTCTACATCGCTATCAATCGGCGCACCCGCTGATCGCTCTGGCGGTGGTCGTGAAGTTACTGCGGCAGCTATTTCTGATGGTTCAATCAGTGGCAGCGGTACAGTTACACACTATGCAATCGTTGACACATCGAACTCTCGCCTATTGGCAACAGGTTCTTTGTCTGCATCGCAGTCAGTAACAAGCGGAAACACATTCAGCTTGGCATCATTCACAATCGGTATCCCTGATCCATCATAAGGTTTTCTAAATGGCACATCATGAACTTAGTGCCGTTTCTGATGAACACGGTAAAAAGATTGAAAAGAATGGTTTTTCTGTAGACGTACAGAAAAAGGAGCCACCTAAAAAGGAAAAATAAAAGATGGTCACTCTTGCGGATCGTGTCAAAGTAGCTACTAGCACAACTGGCACAGGAACAATAACCCTTGGTTCAGCGGAGAGTGGCTATCAATCCTTTGCTGATGGTGGCGTTTCTGATGGTGATATAGTTCGCTATGTCATTGAAGATGGTACGGCTTGGGAGATAGGTACTGGTACTTATACTTCCAGCGGTACAACTTTATCACGCACACTATCATCTAGTTCTACAGGATCGCTTCTAAGCCTTAGCGGTTCTGCGGTTGTATTTATTAGCCCCAGCGCAAGCGATATTGAGTTAAATCTTACAGGCGGCTTTAGTTCAACCAATTTTACAGCAACATCAGGTCAGACTGAATTTGCTGGCACATACGCTACTGATAAAACAGAAGTGTATAAGAACGGCATCTTGCTTGTTCCAACAACAGATTACACGCTTACATCATCCCTTGTTACGCTAACCTCTGGCGCAACTACTGGCGACATTGTTCAGGTTCATACATACGGTGGTGGTGTAAACGATGGTTATGAAGAAACTGTATATACAGCTACTTCAGGGCAAACTACATTCTCAGGCACATTCAACCCATCGGCGGCGGCGGTGTTTTTGAATGGTATTTTGCTCAAGCTAACGACAGACTACACAATCAATTCGACAACAGTTACACTTACATCTGGTGCGGCTGCGGATGACATTCTAACGGTTGCGCACTACGGTTTCCCTAGCAGCAACTTCAAGTCATTCTTGGATACGTTTACGCTTCCTACATCTGATGGCACAAGCGGTCAGGTATTGCAGACAAACGGTTCTGGCGTTCTTTCACTAGCGGATGCGGCAAGCGGTGGTGGCGTTACTACATATTCTGCAATTGGTGATTTGCCCCTGACAGGAAATAGCGCAGGGGATATGGCATATGTCTCAGGCAACAATCGCTTGTATATTAATAATGGTACAGGCTGGTATAATATTGCCTTGGTCAATACCAATCCAAGCATTACGTCTGTTCAGGATGCGAGTAGTAATACGACACCGTTTACACTTGAGACAGATGGCACTGCTACCGTTATTACTATTACCGCATCCGACCCAGAGGACATTCCGCTTACCTACAGCTATTCGGTCACTGCTGGCAGCTTAACTAATGGGGGTGGCACTACGGCTACTGTCACACAGGGAACTGGGGCTAATACCAATCAGTTTACTGTAACACCTACGACAACAGAGGCTTATGCTGGTTCATTCACCCTCACATTTACCGCTAGTGATGGGATCAATCAGGGTACAAGTGTTAATGTATTTTCTTTGCAGTTTTCTATTTCTAATTCGCAATACACTACGCTGTTATTGCAAGCTGATGCTTCATCTTCAGATAACCAAACCGATGCCTCATCTAACAGCTTTACGATTACAGAGGGTGGTAACGTAACATCTACAGCATTTACACCATATCACCCTAAAGGGTATTCTACATATTTTGATAGCTCTGGAGATTATCTTGTAACAGAAAGCACAGCTAATGTTACAATTGGATCAGGAGATTTTACGGCAGAAGTTTGGTATTATCCAACAGCTACTTTGGCATCATACAAAAAGATCATATCCACTGGCACAGGTAATAACAATTTTGCGATTGAAACGCAATCATCTGGTTTAACGCTTTCTGTAACAGACTATTCTTCAACTGTTTTTGGTACAGCTGATACAGCCTTAAATCAAGACGAATGGAACCATATTGCTGTAGTGCGATCTAGCGGCACGATGAAAATGTATCTAAATGGCACTCAGGTTATGTCTGTGTCCAATTCAACAAACTTTACAGGTACCATCGTTCAAGCTGGTTGGGATGGAACGGTTGGGTACATGAGGGATTTACGCCTAGTTGTTGGAACAGCAGTTTATACCTCTGCATTTACACCCTCTACTGAGCCGCTAACTGCAATCACAAATACAAAAGTTCTTATGTGTCATTTGCCCTATATAGCAGATGGTTCAAGTAATGACCTTAGTATTACTGTCAATGGCAACACTAAAACAGAACAATTTAGCCCATATGATCAATCTGCATCTTACAGCAAATCATCGCATGGTGGTTCAGTATATTTTGATGGTGACGGGGATTATCTTACAGCAGCTTCAAGTGCTAATTTTGGTTTTAATGCTGATTTTACCGTTGAGTTTTGGCTGTATTATACTGGAGGAAATGGATATAAATTTTTCTGGAACAACAATAGCCTATCTGGTGATTACATAGGATATGGATTAAACACTGGTACGTTGAATCCTTGGATTTGGAATGATGCGAACGTCATTACTACATCTACTGCTATTAAAACATATACTTGGCAACATCATGCAGTAGTACGAAATGGCAATACTCTTTCTATATATTTGGATGGTAAAAGCATAGGGTCAACTACAGATACAACTAACTTTGGATCAGGTAATCAGCCTTTTCATATAGGTTGGAATGGAATTAACAATCAACAGAATACAATAGGCTATATTCAAGATATGCGTGTAGTTAAGGGTACAGCTGTTTATACAGCAGACTTTACACCACCAACACAACCACTAACAGCCATATCTGGAACCCAACTACTCACTTGCACCAACAAACATGAAATCTGGGATGCAGCTAGTGGTAAACTTCTTACACTAAATGGTGATATTACAGAATCAACAACGCAATACAAATGGTCAAATAGCATGTATTTTGATGGGACTGGCGATTACGTTGATGTGAGTGGCTTTACATCAGCGGATGCTTTGTCTGGCGAATTTACGATAGAAATGTGGTTATATCCTACGGATGCATCTTCACAGCAAATGATCATTGGCGGCAGTAGTGGTAACCTTTGGGTCGGTATGAATATTGATTTCAGTAATAGACTAGCTATAGGTACAGTTGGTTCATCTTATGATGATGTAAGTTACACATGGTCCGCTAATTCTTGGGTGCATTTAGCAATTACAAGAGATAGTTCAAACAATCTTAAATTTTTTATTGATGGAACGCAGGTAGGAAGCACAGTAACAAGTGCTACTACGTCATATCCTCTTACTACTTTAGATATAGGTAGAGAGAATAATCAAAAGTTCTATTCTGGTTACATAGAGGATTTAAGGATAACCAAAGGTCTAGCCCGTTACACCTCTAATTTTACCGCACCAACATCAGCATTTGAGGGGTAATTAAATGAGCATCAATAACAATATCTCAAAGTTTGCCAACACGGTTGATAGTTCAGGCCAAATAGATTTCGCAGACTTAGGAAACAAGCCGACAACGCTTGCTGGTTATGGTATTACAGATGGCGGCGGCGGTAGTGGCAGTGGAGTAACTACATATGCTTCTATAGCAGCAAGAGATGCAGCCTCACCCAGCGCAGGAGATTTAGCGTGGGTAACAGCAAACACAGCCTTGTATGTTTACGATGGATCAAATTGGGATCGTATATATTCGGGCATTGATGAAGGTCTATCGTGGTCTACAAATGCCCCTGCTTCACTAGAATTAAATGATGATGGATCAACTTCGTCTTTTACTATAGCGGCGACTGATCCAGAGGGTTTCGATGTAACTTATTCTTATGACACTACACCATCAAATCAAAGCCAAGCTACAATCAGTAGAACAGCAGGGGCTTTTACATTTACTCCATCGACAACTAATTCTGACGCTGGGGAGTTTGTGCTTAGAACAAAAGCGTATGATGGATTGAATACAATATTTAATACAACACAAGTTTCTCTTTCATTTACACAAGATGTTACTTTTTCTGACACTAACCCCAATTTCGCAACCACTACGACAAATACATTTTCCCGTAGTGCTAGTGGAGCAACACAGTCTGGTGGCTCAGATTTCAGCAGTGAATTGAGGACAGGTAAGCGATACTTAGAAATTGAACTTAATTCAACCCTTGGTTATGGTATGATTGGACTTGCTAGAACGGCCTTAGGTGATAATATTGGTTACGGTACATCCTCAGGTGTTCTTCAAGTCTATGGTATAAATGGAAATACATATCCAACAAGTAGTGGTGGATCATTAGGATCAGGTTGGACATCTGGAACTATTCTTAGACTTGCATGGGATACCACGAATATGGAAATTTGGATGGCTAAAGATAATGGTTCTTGGTTCCCAAATGATCCCAGTACATCAGGTAATAGCGGTTATTCAATGGGTGGGTCGTCAGGCGACACTTTTCGCTTAATCTTTGGTGGGGGCAGTAGCTCTACTGCAGGATATTCTGGAGACATCCTAAAAGACTCTACTTTAACATATTCTGTACCAACAGGGTTTAGTTCACAGTAACAGGGAGCCGAGAAAGGCTAGATTATGAGCAGAAGCAGAGACATAGCTAAATTCGCTGGTAGTTCATCAGTATTTTCTTACCCAACTACAGATGGTGCTGATGGACAAGTATTAACAACAGATGGGGCGGGAAACCTTTTACTAGAGGCAGCATCTAGCGGTGGCGCTGGTGTTACATCATACACAAACGCCTCTGATTTACCGTTATCTGGCAATACTGCGGGTGATTTGGCATATGTCAATGAAACAGGCCGTTTGTATGTAAATAACGGTACAGGTTGGTATAACGTAAGTTTAGTTAACACCAACCCTTCTATTACATCTGTCCAAGATGCATCAAGCAATACAACCCCGTTTTCTTTGGCTACTGATGGAACAGCTACCGTAATTACGATTACTGCATCTGACCCAGAGGA